GAATGGCGCGACGGCCTCGGCCTGTACGCCACCCAGGTGGACTGGACCGAGAAGGCCGCCGGCTTTATCGCGGCCAAGGAATACCGCTACCTGAGCCCGGTGTTCAGCTACGACACGCAAACCGGCGAAGTGCTCGACCTGATCCACGTCGCCCTCACCAATTACCCCGCACTCGACGGCATGGCTTCCCTGCCGGCGCTGGCGGCTGCTCGTTTCCAACTGGCCGACCCGGCCGCACCTTCCGCAAAGGAGAACCAAAGTGTGAACAAAGAAGAGCTGATTGCACTGCTGGGTCTGTCCACAGACGCCAGCGAAGAAGACATCCAGACCGCCCTGACCGCCCTCAAGGCTGACGCTGGCAAGGTCGGCGAGCTGCAGACGGCCTTGGCTGCCGCCAAGACCCAGGGCACGCCCGACCCGGCCAAGTTCGTGCCGGTGGCTGTGGTCGAGGATCTGAAAAAGGACATCGCGGCGCTCAAGACCACCCAGATCGACGGCGAAGTCGGCGAGCTGGTGAAAGCCGGCCTGGCCGATGGCCGCCTGCTGCCCGCCCAGGAAAAGTGGGCGCGCGACCTCGGCAAGTCCAATGTCGCCGCGCTCAAGACCTACCTGGAACAAACCCCGGCCATCGCCGCGCTCAAGGGTCAGCAGAGCCAGGGCCGCACGCTCGAAGTCCCGACCACCGTCGAGCAGCTGGACGCCGAAGCCGTGGCCGTGTGCAAGGCCATGGGCGTCGAGCCGGCCGATTACCTCGCCACCCTGAAAGCGTAAGGAGCCTTCATGTCCGTTCTCACCCGTGACCGCAACACCCCGCTGAAGCACGCCGGGATCATCGGCGTGCCGGCCGCCGCCAGCGCCAAGGTCTTTGCCGGGGCCATCGTGGTGGCCAATGCCACCGGTTTCGCTGCTCCCGGCAGCACCGCCACCACCCTGACCTACCTCGGCCGCGCCGAAGAGTCGGTCGACAACACCGGCGGCGCCGATGGTGCGCTCACCGTACTGGTGCGCCGCCTCAACGCCTTCAAGTGGGCCAACGACGGCTCCATCACCCAGGCCCACCAGGGCAAAACCGCCTACATCGTCGACGACCAGACCCTGGCCGCCACCGATGGCGGCGCCACCCGTTCCGCCGCTGGGCGCATCGTCGGCGTCGAGTCCGACGGCGTCTGGATCGAATAACAGGGAGATCACCGAACATGCTCATCAATAAAGCAGCCCTTTCCGCCGTGTTCCTGGCGCTGAAGACCACCTTCAACAAGGCCTTCATCGCGGCGCCCAGCACCTGGCAGAAGATTGCCATGGAGGTTCCGTCCAACAGCGGGCAGAACGATTACACCTGGCTGAGCAACTTCCCGAAGATGCGCCGCTGGATCGGCGCCAAGGTCGTCAAGGCCCTGGAAGCCTACAAGTACGTAGTGGTCAACGAAGACTTCGAAGCCACCGTCGAGGTCGACCGCAACCACATCGAGGACGATCAGCTCGGCATCTATCAGCCCCAGGCGCAGATGGCCGGCTTCTCGGCGGCGCAGTTGCCGGACGAGCTGGTGTACGAAGCGGTCAACGGCGGCTTCGCCAAGCTCTGCTATGACGGCCAGTACTTCTTCGACACCGACCACCCGGTGGCCGGCGCCTCGGTCAGCAACACCAGCACCGCGGTGCTTTCCAACGCCACCCTGGCGCTGGCCCAGGCCGGTTACGGCGCCGCGCGTACCGCCATGAAGAAGTTCAAGGACGAAGACGGTCGCTCGCTGAACATCAGCCCTAACGTGCTGCTGGTCGGCGCCGCCCTGGAAGACACCGCGCGCATGCTGTTGACCAACGACAAGCTGGCCGACGACAAGCCGAACCCCTACAAGGGCACCGCCGAGCTGGTGGTGGATACCCGTATCGAGTCCGACACCGCCTGGTTCCTGCTCGACACGACCAAGCCGGTCAAGCCCTTCGTCTATCAGCCCCGCAAGAAGCCGGTGTTCGTCTCGCAGACCAACCCGGAGTCCGAGGACGTGTTCAACCTGAAGAAGTACAAGTTCGGCGCTGAAGCACGCGCTGCGGCTGGCTACGGCTTCTGGCAGTTGGGCTTCGGCTCCACCGGCGCCGGCTAAGGGAGGGTTTGAACATGGCTAAAACACCCACCAAGGCCGCCGTAAAGCCTGCTGCAAAGCCCGTCGCCGCCAAGATTGTGGTGGTTAAGGGCGCCGGGGCCGAGCTACTCGACGGCATCTTCGTGCGCAGCCTGCCGGCGACCTTCCGCCGCGCCGGCTTCACCTTCACCCGTGAGGGATTCGGCCTGCTGCTGGCCGATCTGAGCCCGCAGCAGCTCGACGCAATCGAGGCTGAGCCGCTACTCAACGTGACCCACGCGCAGTTCCCGGCCACCGCCGAGGCGGATGCCAAGCTGGCCGAGTTGGCCAAGGTCCAGGCCGAAGCGGATGCCGAAGCGAATACCAGTGGTGCCAAAGACGCCGCGAATGGTTCGGCTGATGACGGTGCTGGCGCTGCACCTGGTGCACCTGGTGCGAGCGCTGCTGATCCCGAAAATAAGGAAGGTAACGCCTGATGTACGCCAGCGCCGCCCAACTGCTCGCCCGTTACAACGCCGAGGAAATCGCCCAGCGCGCCGACGTCAGTGTGCCGTCAGTGGTGTATGGCGAGCTGCTGACCAAGGCCGCCGCCGGTGCGGATCTGTCCTCCTACACGGCAGAGGAACAGGCAGCCGCGGCGCTGGCGCTGGCCAAGGTCAATCGCGCTCTGCAGGACGCCGAGCAGACCATCAACACCTACCTCGGCGGCCGCTACCAGCTGCCGCTGAGCAACGCCCCGCAGGTGCTGGAACGCATCGCCGGGCAGATCGCCCGCTTCGTGCTCTACGACGACTCGGCCACTGAGCAGGTGACCACGCTCTACAAGGACTCCATCAAGTTCCTGGAGAGCGTGGCCACCGGCAAGGTGCAGCTCGGCCCGACCGATAGCGGCGCCACCGCGCAGCCCTCGGCTGGTGCGGAGATGGTCAGCGACGGCCTGGTGTTCGGCCGCAACAGCAGCAAGGGCTTCATCTGATGAGCGTGAGCATCCGCATCGACTCCAACCTGCCCATGGTGCAGCGGCTGTTCAAGGCCATGCAGCAGATGGGCGCCAACCCGCAGCCGCTGCTGAAAGACATCGCCTTCCTGGGTGAGAACAGCACCCGTGATCGCTTCCGCCGTGAGACAGGGCCGGATGGCGTGCGTTGGAAGCCGAGCCAGCGGGTGCAGGAAAAAGGCGGCAAGACCCTGACCAAGGACGGCCACCTGGGTGACTCCATCAGCAGCCGAGTGGATGGTAAGGCAGCAGTGTGGGGCGTTAACCGCATCTATGCGGCCATCCACCAGTTCGGTGGCAAGATCGACATCGCGGCACGTAGCCAGCAGGCGTACTTCCGCCGGGACGGCCGTACGGGTTTGGTCGGTAACCGCTTTGTAAAGAAGCGCCGCAGCAACTTCGCCCAGTGGGTAACCATCGCGGCGTACTCGATAGCGATGCCGGCGCGGCCGTTCCTCGGCGTGTCTGCCGATGACGAGCAGGACATCCTCGACCTGGTCAGCGATCACCTCAGCAACCTGGCGCGCCGCAATGCGCCCGGAGGTGCCTGATGCTCGGTGATCTGGAAAACCAACTGATCGCACTGATCAAGGCCAGCCCGCTGGGCCTGCGGTTAAAGACCGTCGACAGCCTGCCGGACACCCCGGACAAGGACGTGATCAAGCGCTGGGGCGTGGATGCCCCGGCGGCCTACGTGATCGCCATGGACGGTTCTATCAGTCAAGCCGTCGCCACCCCGCAGTTCGTGGTGGTGATGGTGGCGCGCAACGCCCGAGGCCACCAGGCCGCGCGGCACGGCGACGGCAAGACCGTCGGCCTCTACGAAATGCTCGATGCCGGCATTGCCGAGCTGCACGGCGGGCAGACCGACGCCGCCAGTTGGCAGGTCAGCCGTTACCAGTTCATGCAGGAAGACGCACTGCGCGAGCAGGGCCTGCACGTCGCCCTGGTGCAGATCCAGGCCGACGTCGACCCGCCGCAGAAGGATGCGGTCAACCTCGGCGAGTTCCTGGAGTTCCACGCCGATATCGACATCGACCCAGACGCCACGCAGGAAGATCGCGAGCGCTGGCTTAACGAAAACCACGACGCCCCGGCGCCGGATCTGCACTCGCACATCAACCCGCAGGAGGGGATATGAGCCAACCCGTTTACCTGGTGCCCGGCAAGGGCCTGTTGGTGCGCCACCCCTTGGGTGGCCACCTGAAACCCGAGGGCGATCACGTGGTGGTCGATTCCTACTGGCGCCGACGCCTTGCGGACAAGTCCGTAAGCCCCGGCACCCCGCCCAAGGCCGCCAAGCCTGCGACCGTCAAGGAGTAACCCATGGCCGAGAATGTCAGCTTCAACGAAATCCCGGACAACATCCGGGTACCGGGCATCTACATCGAGATCGACCCGAGCAAGGCCGCTGGTGGCGGTGCCGTCATGGAGCGGCGCCTGTTGCTGGTCGGCCAGCGCCTGGTCGGCGGTAGCGTCGCCGCCCTGACCGCCATGCGCCTGGGCAGCCAGGCCGGTGACCAGGCCGCGCAAGCCTTCGGCGAGGGCAGCATGCTGCACGGCATGGCTGCTGCAGCCCGCAAGGCCAACGACTACGTGGATATCTGGGCGATCGCCCTGGATGACGACGTGGCCGGCGTGGCCGCCACTGGTACCGTGACCCTCAGTGGTGTGCCCACTGCCACCGGCACCCTGGCGCTGTACATCGGCGGCACCCAGGTGCGCATTGCCGTGGTCGCCGCCGAAGCGGTGGCCACCCTGGCCACCCGCCTGGCCGACGCGATCAACGCCAACACCGGCCTGCCGGTCACCGCCTCGGCGGCGCTGGGCGTGGTCACCCTGACCAGCCGCTGGAAGGGCGAGACCGGC